GCAATAAAGTATATATGCAGACATAATTTAAAAGGTAAGAAAGAGGATTTGTTAAAAGCAATACACTATATAGAAATGATAATTGAAAGGGATTACAATGTTTAAATCAGAAATAGAATGGATATGTCCTGAACATTTTCCAAATTTAAAAGGCTACAAACATGTGGCGATTGACTTAGAAACTAAAGATCCAGAATTAAAAAAGAAAGGTTCTGGTGCAATTAGAGGTGTAGGTAATATTGTAGGTATTGCCGTAGCAGTTGATGGATGGTCAGGGTATTATCCAATAGCGCATGAAGGCGGTGGTAATTTAGATCAAGATAAAGTTATGTCTTGGATCAAAGAAGTATGTGCAGCTCCTAATACAAAAATATTTCATAATGCAATGTATGACGTATGCTGGCTTCGAGCAGCGGGCGTCAAGATTAATGGACCAATTATAGATACTATGGTTATGACATCTTTAATTAATGAAAATAGATTATGGTACACATTAAATTCTGTTGCCTTTGATTATTTAGGTGAAACTAAAAATGAAACAGCTTTGAATGAAGCAGCTCAATCTTGGGGTATAGATGCTAAATCTGAAATGTATAAATTACCAGCTATGTATGTAGGTTCTTATGCAGAAAAAGATGCTCAATTAACTTTAAAATTATATCATTTATTAAATAAAGTAATAGAAGAACAAAAATTAGATAAAATATTTAAATTAGAAACTGATTTATTCCCTTGTCTTATTGATATGAAGTTTAAAGGAGTGCGTGTAGATATTCAAAAAGCCCAGCTAGTAAAAGAACAATTGACCAAAGAAGAAAAAGAGTTGCGTATGAAAGTGCAAAAAGAAACAGGAATAGAGCCACAATTATGGGCTCCAAGATCAATTGGAACAATATTTGACAAATTAGGATTACATTATGAACGAACTGATAAAACAAATATGCCATCATTTACTAGAAATTTTCTACAAGAGCATAAGCATCCTGTAGTTAAGATGATAGCAAAAGCAAGAGAGATAAACAAGGCTCATACAACATTTATAGATACTATTATTAATTATGAACATAATGGAAGAATACATGCTGATATTAATCCTATTCGATCTGATACAGGAGGAACTGTTACAGGTAGATTCTCTTATTCTAATCCTAATCTTCAGCAGATTCCGGCGAGGAACAAGGAACTAGGACCTATGATAAGAAGTTTGTTTATTCCAGAACAAGGACATAGATGGGGTTGCTTTGACTATTCACAACAAGAACCAAGATTAGTTGTACACTATGCTGCTAATACTGAACCAATTTGTTTTGATGAATCTGTTGCAAAGATTGTTGAAAAATTTAAAGAAAATACTGTAGACTTTCACCAAACTGTTGCTGACATGGCAAACATATCTAGATCACAAGCTAAAACTATTAATTTAGGTTTATTTTATGGAATGGGTAAAGCTAAATTACAAGGTGAACTTGGTTTATCAACTAAAGGTGAAGCTGAAAATTTATTTAATCAATATCATGACAATGTTCCTTTTGTTAAAGAACTTATGTATTACACATCTAAAGTTGCTAATGATAGAGGATCTATTACAACTTTATTAGGTCGTCGTTGTCGTTTTGATAAATGGGAAATAGATGAATTTAAAGCTGGCGCTATGAAACCTGTTTATAATACAAAAGAAGAAGCAGAAGCACAATTTAAAAAAGAATGGTTACAAAAATATCCAGAAGCTGATGAAACTAAAATAGTTCCAAAAATTAAAAGAGCTATGACATACAAAGCATTGAATAAATTAATTCAAGGATCTGCCGCTGATATGACAAAGAAAGCAATGTTAGATTTATATAAAGAGGGAATTATTCCTCATATACAAATACATGATGAATTAGACATATCTGTTAAAGATGATAATCAAGTTAAAAAAATAATTAACATTATGGAAAATGCTGTTCCAAATATGGCTATTCCTAATAAAGTTGATTATGAATCTGGCTCTAATTGGGGTGATATTTATAGTTGATTATAATTTTAACAGTGTTAAGATAAATAATAACAAAGGAGTAACTATGAAAATAAGTACTATCGAACAAGACCTAGGCAAAGTGTGGGTTGTTATTAAAAATATTTTAATAATTCATATCCATATTATTGAAGCTGCATATAATGTTGTTAAAAACATTATTATTGGCATTATTGCTGGGTTCTCTAAAAAACCTGTTGTGACTGTAAATGCTACAGTTAATGCAACTGCAACTACTGTTGCTACTGGAACTACTACTAATTAATAATTAGTTAATTATTATCTCAATGAAAAAACTCATTAGAGTAATTAAGAATTATTGTGTCTTTAAATTAGCTATAGGTTGTTGCCTATTGCACAACTGTAAATGCAAAAATGATTAAAAGATTCATGCAATATCTTATTGCTGTGTTTATAATTGGATTTGGCATAGGAACGTTTTTTCCTAATGCCTATATACAACATAAAAACGACCATAAGATTATTGCATGGGCTAGAACCTTAGGATTTGGACCCCCCAAATTTGAGTATACTAATAATAGAGAATATTTAAACTCTATAAAAAAATGTATCTCTTATATAAACTTTGACCTTCCCCCTTCCCAACAAATAAACACAGAATTAATAATAGCCCAATCAGTAGTAGAATCTGATTATGGTAGGTCTCGTTTTGCTAGAGAGGGTAATAACTTATTTGGAATTAGAATATGGAGTAAAAATGGTATATTACCTTATGGACAATCTTATAGTGTAGAATGGAGAATAAAAACATATAAAAACAAATGTGAATCAGTTCAAGATTATATTTATTTACTTAATACTAAACGAGTATATGCAGAATTTAGACGTGTAAGACAACAATCTTGGATACAAGATCCTTTAAAATTAGCTAGTACATTAAATAATTTTTCAACTAATAAACAATATGAACAAAAAATAGTTGAAGTAATACATATTTTAAGAAATACTAAACAATATGAAAAACTTCAGTATTGATTCTTTAATCGTACATGGAATTTGTCCTACTTGTAAAGAATTAACAGCTTTAGTATCTATTTTAGATAATATTTATAAATGTACATCGTGTGGCGAGGAGCTTGAACAATATGTTAATGGTGTTATAAAGTATTTACCAATGAATAATAAAGTAGGTCGAAAGTTAGCATATAAAAAATAATGGCACGTAAAGTTCAAACCGGTACAGGTGGATTTATTAAACTTACCAATAAAAAACGTCCTGGACGTCATTCTAAAAGACCCAATAAACGTAATACGCGAAAACAATATAAAGGTCAGGGTCGAATATAATTGACTTGACACTATTAATATATTATCCTATATATTAATAAACAACTAAAGAAAGGTAATATGACTGATATAAGTAAATATAAAAACGTAACTTTGGCAAAAGAAGTTTATGCTAAGTTAGAAAAAATAAGAAAGGTAATTGTGCCGGATGCTATTGTGAGTAGATCACAAACTGTATCTATACTTGTTAACGAGAAAGCGAGACAGTTAAATGGTAAACTTAAATAATTTTCAAACTGAACGGGAAAATCAAACTAAATTTCCCGAACAAAGATTATGGAAAGCTGTACTTGCACAAGCTGTGTATGATGCTTTATTTGAAAGAGAAATAACAAAGAAAGGCGAAAGACGAGATGCTAGAGATTGGTTTTTATTTAAAACAGAATCTTTTTATGAAACTTGTCGTAATGCAGGCTTTGATCCAAACTATGTTTATGAAAAAATGAAAAAGAAAATTTTAAATCAAAAAATGATTTGGAAAATGCAAAAACATGGTCAACGTAAAAGTGCTATACTAGGAGTTAAAATACATGACTAATTTAGTAATAGAAGCAGTTGTATTAATAGCCTTGATTGTAATAACTATGGAGATAATGCGATGATGTCAAACAACAAAGTAATCTGCCCTGATTGCAAAGGTAATGGTTTTGTTATGCGATATTTATATGATGCTAAACCCTCTTACCATGATTGCCCTAAATGTCGTAATCAAGGTGAACTGAGAGAAAGTGATTTAAACCCTTATCACGTTTACAATTATCAAAAAACTTGGTGGAGTGAACTAGTTTATAAAATATCAAGGTTGTTTGGACTATGACTTGTAAATGTAAAGGCAACTGTAGTTGTAAAGGACCAAACGATCTAGACGCTATCATCGAGCGACAAGCGGCAAGGATCGAGCGACTGGAAAAACAAATAGATATTTTAAATGAAGAACTACAAGCAATGACTATTAAACATAGTCAAGAAATAGCTTATTTAACTCCAGAAGAAGAAACTAACTTATTAATGAAAGAAAGAGAAAAGTGGGATGACAAAGATAAATAAACAAATAAAACAATCCATGCTCATTGAAGATAATATAAAGAAAACTAAATTCTTTAATAAAAAGAAAGAACTAGTTGGTTATTATGGAGATGGAAAAAAATTGTATACACTTTATGAAAAATAAAAAGAAAGATAACCC